GTATCAATTGTGCCTTTCTGACAAGGTCTGTCATAGGCGTTGCACCACCATCGACAGCAACAATGTTCCAATCTGCATCTATCGAATCAGATGTGACCACTCGTCCACCATCAGGTGTGACAATAATCTCGGATTCGCCGTCTTCAATGAGGGGCATCAGCATTCGGACGTATAATCGACTCACTAGTTCTATCATTGCGTCTCGGTCTCGCGCCATTTTGCCCAATTCAGACGAAGTATATTGCATTAGAGCAGTTATCTCTGTAGCAGTCGCCTTTGAAACCTCGCCTCGGGTAAAGCCTGCGGTTAAACTACCTTTTGCTAAGTCAGCGTCAACCATCTGCAGGTATCGGTCGAAGTTAGAACTTAACGGTGCGTTCGGAATGATGTCGATAATTCCAGAAAGTGTATCGTTGTCAATAGGAACCATAACACCGTCAACGCCTGAACTGATTTTAGCGAGCGCTTCCTCATCGAACACACCCTCCTTGTAGATAAATTGGCGAGAATCACGGCGAACTGCGTTTGCCCAGAAACTCCTGATGATGTTTTTCTCGAAACACTGGTCATAAACACGAGACATTGCCGAGTAACCTTCCATCGGACGGTCTGGTACTCTCGAAAAATACATAGGGATAAGGTTCGATATCGGTCGGCCATCGTAAGTTATGACTGGAATGGGGTCGTATGAGAGTAGTTCAGCACCGTTCTTGTACTGTGGCGACCAGAAACTGAGTTCGTTATTTAGAAAGTCATACATCTCTACGATTTCAATGTAGAGGTACTCGTTCGGTAGGTCTGGAAGGTCACCATTCTGGCGATACGACGTCCTTTCGTTGCGGTCGTAGTCGGTAAAATAATCTGTTTGTTGAACACCAACCCACTTCTTGTTCCCAAACTTTTCGTTTGCTTCGTCAACTGGGATGAAATAAGAGTGACCAATGAACCGACTGTCTTCGTAAGAAGCTGCGTCTCGGTCTAAGATTACTTGCCACGGCGGAATTGCGCGAAGCGCAATCTTACCGAGAAGAGTGTTTGATTCGCGAGGCGCAAGCTTAAGGAAAGAGTGAGTATAGATAAGCGCCATACGGGCCGAAGTTTCAATTTGTTGGCGACAGCTCTTTAGGAAGTTGTTGATGAGTTCGCGGGTAACAACCATGTCGCCCTTACCTCGAATGTCAGGTCCCATTTCGACACCTGGGTATTTGGTGAAAAGGCTTCCCATCACCGACTCTATCGCGGCATAAGCATCGGCCGTTTCTACACGCAGAGAACCCGGGTCGACGTACGAAGAGTCCCTGTAAAAGTTTGTCATATAAATGTTGCGATACTTCTTCATCTCAGGACGAAGTATATCCCAGTAGTTTTTATGTTCCTGCGCCGCAGCACGGATAAACTCAATTCGGTCCTTGTCAGTTCGAGCCATCTATTCTCCTATCTTCGGGCCACCAAACCTTATCACCGCGACGGTAGTTCTTACACTTATAAAAATCTTCTTCGATGACAAAACTCGGGTCGCGCCACCTGAGATAATTATTAGGTTGCAAAGCGTAATGCCCCGAATCCATCTCTAATAAATGCAAACACTTGTGTTGTTCAGGATATCGCGAGTACCCGTCGTACCAGTCAAGAACTAATCCAGTAGAACGGCCTTTCCATTTTTCTCCGAAGATTTCTACTTGCAGGCCCTCGAGGTAGTCGAGGTGTGAAATAGAAAGTTCATTCCCCATGGCTCCCCATTCCTGAATTTGGTCCAGAAACTTGTCACCATCTGGATTTGGTCGACTACTTATGCCGTGGATAGGAACGCCCGACCAGTGGGCGCCGGTCTCTAACAAGGTATGACATAGGACCGCCTGTCCCGACCTTGCATAGAGGCCGTGTAAGACACCTGGAGTGTAGCCGGCAGAACCATCGAGATACTTGTTATCTACGAAAACGTACAGGTGATAGGGCAAAGAAACGTGTTTCACTCGTACCTCCGCAGGCCTTTGTGGCAAAAACCGTCCACCATTTTTTGGATTTTACGGTCAACAACCCACTGGGGAAGGTAATGCTTTTTTGGTTCTCTCACGCTTTGCACACACTGATACGCAAGGGCCGCCGCGACCACAGTATCTCCATGGTGAACGCCCCCTCTCGGACAATACGGCTCGTCCCGTTCGTTCACCTTAAAGCTCCGCAGTTCCCCAATCGTCCACGAGTCAATGTGCGTAAGTTGCCCACGAGCGAGAAGGTCTCGGAAATATTCTAATTTCTTTAGACGAGACTGGTGTGTCGTTATCCAATATTTACCATTACTATCTGTCCATTGAGGCACACCAAAATGTTTCAACTCGGTGATGACAACACCACCCCATGTTCCGTTTGATTCAACTAACACCTTCGCGTCATTCCATATCGAAGATGCATCGGCCACAATCTCGGCCCATTCTGAAGGTGACATTTCATTCGAACGTCTCACTTCGCAAATTTGTCCTGACCCTCTACTCACCACAACGAGTGCACTATAATCTCCACCAGAACCCGAGCCTACGTCAACACCAATCGCGTAACTATCTCCTTCGACGGGCTCCTGGAACCGGCCACCTTCGACATCATCAAATTTTATGACTGAAATATCTTTTAGGATGCTGTTGCTAATCCACGCATCGGCAACCTGGGCATATGCCTCTTCAACAGATTGTGGATATTCCCGTCGGAACTTAGTCTCACCCAACTTGCCCATCATCTTCATCTCCCAAAACTGCTGAGCGGGCGTCAACTCGCTATCAGGGTCAGGTGTGAAATCTTTTGTAGGCTTCAATTTATATTCGGAGTGCATAGTCCAAGGAAAAAATAAGAAGGACCAATCGACGATGCCGCCCTCGTGGAGCTGAATCTCTTTATGTAAAGCATCACCATAGAAGTTTGCTGTGGATTCGATGCAGAGCTGGCCACCATTTAATGCCGCCAATGCCGTCGCTTTGAGTTCTTCGGTATTATCTTGAAATGCAAATTCTGAAATATGGCAACCTGTCGCAGTGAAAGACCGAAGACCGCCCGAACCTTCGGACGAGACCGCAAGTATCTGTGCGCCGGTATCTTTAAATTTTAAACACGAAGTGTTGTCGATTTCTAACTCTCGCTGGAGTGGTTTTGGTAGGGATTGATAGAAACGTTTATGCATTTGCAAAATATGTTTTGACGAGGACATTTTATGGCTGAGGATGACATACGTCTCAGGGCCTCGAGCAACAAACGCCTTCCAGAAAAAGTATGCTGCGACACAAGTTGTCGACCCAATTTGTCTGGGCTTGAGAATCAATGTGTCGTGACCGCGGCTGAGGCTATCGAGGATACCTACCTGTTCATCATTTAATTCTAAACGAACGAGCTTGCCCTTTTTGTCGACAATCTCAAGGCGTTGCACAAACAGGTCAGGCCTATCGAGGACAGTGCTGAGGTTAGGATTACGACCCAATTACTTACTCTGTTCTAAGAACTTTTTAATATCGTCACCGGCATTTTCTTTCATTTTATCTTCATTCTCAACATCACGTAGCTTCCGCACATTTGCAGATAAGTTTCTAAGCAAGTCTGAGACAATGGTCTTACCAAGGATTGGCGTCTCACCTTTATTTAATTCCTCTAGCGATGTCCGCAGTAGAGCCCAGGACAGTCCTGAAATATCTTTATTTGTGGCGGCAATGAGCGCATCGTCGTATAGACCAACAGCGCGTGACAGTTTAGGCTCGTCAGTTTCAGTTTTGATAGTTTTTGTTCGTGGCATACTCTTTATATATACGGCATAAATATGTTTTTGTTTTTTATTTTTGTCTATCCACCACCTCCTCCTATCCCCATCTATTAACTACCTAAGGAAATAATATATCCCCTTCCACCTATCCCCATCTAGTAGTACCTTAAGGAAATGTTTCCTCCCCTCCTGTTATCCCCATAGATAATAAAGTAAGTGACTGGCACCAATGGCCGAGGCGGCAGCCGAGGCATGGTCTTCTCGGTCAACCGCGGGAATCTATTTCTAGCATTCTCAGACGGCCTTCCTGCATCATTGAATAAGAGATGTATGGAAATATCCAAGGCGTAATGGTAGGAGTGTTCTAGGCCGGTCAGAGAGAC